TATCCCGATGGTGCAATTAAAGAACAATTGAATACATCGGTAAACGTACTTCCGTCAGCACAGTTCGCTAAAGACTGGTACGTCCCTGACCCGTTAGCTCCCAGTTGAGATTGGAACTCAGGACTGGTAACCATCTCATAAACACTGCCGTATGCTTGAGGAAGGGTATATACAAAAGATATGGTAAACGTAGGGTGGTTAGGTAGGCCCGCAGAGCCTGTGCCAGAGCCAGAAAAAGAAGCGTGAGTAACGGTAAATGAAAAGCCAAAGACACCTCCCTGAACTAAGTTAGGAGCTGTGTCAAAATCAATTACGGCTTTACCCGTAGTAGTTGGCGCAGCGTTTTGGTCAATACTGTAAGCCTGACTAGCCACATCTCCAGCCGCTTGGAATACCGATAGGTTCTCCGAGACCACCTTAGCGCTGTAGTTGGTATCTATACGAGCGCCCGATGCAATTGTCAAATCATACCCATCGACATAGTTTCCGTACATCAGGCGGTTGCCCATAATGGTTTGAGCCTGCGCCTTAAGCGGTACGTTATCGTAAAGCCTCGCTATCTCTGATTGAGGCAGTAAGGTGTAGATTTTCTGATTGGTAAAGTTGACCGTCTGAACNACGTTATTAGGCCAGCCCTCTTCGCTTTTTATATACTTCTGTATGACCCGAACTGTAGAGTCTGTACCNAGTTTAAAACAAAGGTCAATACCCACTACATCCTCACCTCCTGTATTTATACCCACAACAGCTGTGTTGTAGCGGTTAAGCATACCAGTATTAAAGTTGGTAGCGGGGTCTAAGCTAAAGGGGCTACTCTCAAAAGCTACGTCGGTAAACTGAGATAACGCGCTATAGTCGTTATTGACATACTTATATCGGTATGAAAACGACACGAAATGAGATTCTAAATAATCCTCCTCTCCAGGTATATCAATAAGCGTCAGCGTAGGAGCTGCGTTTGGTGGCCTTTTAATAACGTTTATATCGTCATTGGTAATTTGGTCAACGTCGGTTGCCGCTATAGGCTGAGGGTAGTTTTCAACTACGTTAATTTTACGAGGCGGATTGTAATCGTCCGTAAAAAACAGCAGGTCCTCTACCTTATTTACACCCGTTATTAAAAACGTAGGATTAAAATTAAGGACAGATGTACTGATAACGTGATAAGTCAACACCTCGTCTGTCGTTCTAAACGACGCAATTATATCAACGACCCCAGTTACGGATGCTGTATTAGCAGAGTCGTGAATAAACCAGTATATAGTTTCGTTAACGCCATCTTCGAACGCCCCAATACATCGAGCTGAATCACTTAAATCTACCCCCTGATACTGCAAGGTGGTCAAGCGAGTATTTCCCTTAGAGTTTTCTACAGAACCTATCTCCGAGCCTTCCGTAGAACCTAGCCTGACGTTTAAGGCATCGATATATTCTCCATTGGGGACAAGGCGTTCATCGACGCTCTTGTTCATACGCCCCTTGATAAAGTTCCTTTTGACGTTCCCCATTATTTAATCCACTTATTCTGTCCACGCAAGTTCATCAATAATCGGCCAGGATGGATATTGCTGATACGGATTTTTGCATTTCGTAAAAGAGCGGTCTTAGACTTTCGATAACGGTTAACTACATACTCCTGAGTTCCCATCTTAGAGTTGAGGATAGCATAGGAGATATACGAGTAGATAAAGTCCTCAAACAATTTATTGACCGTAATTAACGAGTCATCGCCTCCCTCCATACCATCGCTAACGTATTCTAGTATACAGCTCTGACCAGACATAGCCGAGCTAAAGTTTATAACGCCCGCTTTGGGGTCGATACGGAACGTAGGATTGGCATTAGCGGTTTCAGTGTTTAGACCAAACGCAGCGCCTCCAATTGGAAAGTCAAAATACCACAGCCCATCGATACACCAGCCTTCGTTTCCGTCGTAAGGGCTGTTCTCGTTGATGTACATTGACCTTAAGGTGCTGTTAAGCCTGTCGGTATCAATAGGTGAAAACTCTGGCTTTAAAGCGGCTCCTGTCTCGTCAAAAAGAATTCTATTGTTTGAATCTTGTAGGTACGCCTGTGCGCTAGTAATTTGGATGTTCTCCGTCAAAGGGAATACCGTTCCATTTCTAAACAAAGACACTCGAACCCAGTTTACATAATCGCTAGGAAGAACAAAGCGAAGGTCCTCAGAGACATTAAGCTGCAATACCTTAATCTCTTTAAACGCATCGTAGTTAAGCTCCTGTATGGCCCTCTTAGCGTGAAATAGAATCTTATAGCGAGACTTCTCGTTTACCAACTCGTTATTACCGCTATACATAAGCTGGTAGTTGGTTACGATATCTCGTAAACTGACATATTGATACGACCCCCAATTGGCATCCTCTGGAGAAGCCCCTGCGTTTTCGTAGTATTGATACTGAGTAAGGTATGCCATATTACTTGCTTTGCTGGTCGGCGATTTGTTCTTGACTTACCGCATAATTTACCACATCAATTTCGCGGATAGAAACCCCTGCGTACTGTAAAATTTTATTTACCAAACGAGGCTCGTCGTCAGAAGGCAATTCAAAATCCTGGTAGTCGGCTTGAGTTTGGTCAAATACAGGCTCTCCTGCCGTTAAACTTATATAGGTCCAGTTTGGAGGAAGGGGATATCGGATATACTGAATCGTACCTGACGTGATGGTTGCGGGATACGCTGTGGCTGTATTGCCGTTTTGAACAAAAGCGGGGAAGCCAGTCGTAGGAGCCGTAAGAGATGACGCCAACAGTAAGTTAATCTTAGAGTTAGACACCTGCTCTAATTCATAGTTGCTACCCGTAGGAAGTATCTTATTGATTAAATAATAATCAGCGGGAAGGGCGAATGAGTTTGTGGTAAAATTCACAATTGTAGAGAAGTCATCGATAACCTCCTCTAAAGAGCGCAATACATCAGCGTAGCCCGTTCCTGACTGGCGGACATTCTCTTTATTAATCTGGTAATTATAATCGTTAAAGTACTCATCGAATATCTCGAGCTGCGCTTGTTTAGCGTACAGATTAAAATCTGCTGGCGAGAGATAGCCAAAATTGTTCTTATTCAGTATCGATAATACCGTGCTTCTGACCGATTCTATCATAGGTACGCTTTTGACAAAGATAAATCAAAAAAAGGGGCCACAAATTGTGACCCCTTTCTGTTCAATACAATCAAGTCAATTAAGCATTCACAATACTTGTAACTGCTTTAGGCAACTCCAATTCGTAGTATGGCTTTAACCAACTTGTTGCTAAAGCAATTTCTGCTGAATTTACAATAGCTAGATACACATCAGAGCCCACTTGAGCAGCTGTAGTAATAGTTGTAGTTGTTCCGTCTACATAATCTACAGTAACAGTTGTTGCTGTTGCGCCTGATGTACCGACAGCCTTGATGCCATTGATACTGATTAATTGACCTGTGTTAGGCGCGTTTGTAACCTTGAGAAATTTTACCATTTTAAAAAAAATAATGGATGAATAAAAAGCAAAGATAAGCTATGATTTTTTAGTTTGCCTGGAGAAGTAAAATACTGCAAGGAGGCTCGGTCGCTTCAAAAATATTGGTCGTCCAATTACTAACTAAAGCTCTTTGTACATTTTTCATTAACCAAAACTTCATATTGTACTCAATAACATCCTGATTAAATTCAGAAAAAAGAAACGTAAATGATTGAAAACCAGTTACCCCATCTATTACTACTACCATACTTTGGTTAACAATAAGTTCATTAACAGTAACAATTCTATTGGCTGGAATTAAAATGTCACTTCCAGTAAACGTTCCTGGAATTCTTATATTCTTTGTCATAATGAGTTAGGCTGTAGTTGTGATTAAAGGAGCAAAAAATCTAAAGCTGTAATCATAAAAATTACCAGTAACAGATGAATTGGCTTTGCTTACCATCTCCTGAGCTTCATTAACTAATGTCAAAGCGGGCGCTCCTAAAGATAGCCCTGTCAATGTTAAAGAGTCTGATGAAGAACTCGTGTCATTGTTAAAAAAAACTTCACTTGAACTACCCGAACCTACATCAACAACAACAGAGCTGTTCATATAAATATATTTAGGAGTAATTACTGGATGTCCAACAAAAAATGATTTTGAAGCATCAAGACCAGTATATACCAAAGCTTCATTAGCGCTAATCCCTGACCTAACAGTTGTAGTTGTTCCGTCAGTTAAATTATAAACTACATCACCTGGAACTACATAGGTAGAAAATTTAAACCCCGTATCAATTACTTGATTTAAAGAAGTTCCGTCAGATGTTGTCGTTCCAATTCCTTGTGAGCTAAATGCATTACGTCCAGTAGAAACTTGAGGAGCATAAATTTCATATGTCGAATCCTCCGCAAAATTAGTGAGGGTGGTCATCGTTAAAGTAGTCGCATCAACAATAGCAGAAACAATGCCCACTGCCGAGGTCCGAGTAACAGTTGAAGTAGTATTGTGAACTAAATCCCCAACTCTTACATAGCCTAAATCAAAATTAGCCGCAGTGTCAACTAATTGAATCGGACTAGACGTAGCGGCTGCGGTTCCAGCAAAAACTTTTACTGGGATAGGAATTCTTATTAATTGAGGCATTTCAAAGATATTTTGTCAAAGATAAAGTAAAAAAGAAAAGCACCTATTCAAGGTGCTTCTCTAACATTTTAAGGATTTCAATTCCGTCATCAGATTGTAGGTAAGCTGCGATAGCTGACTTAGGGTCTTCACCAAACGGAACAGACATCATACGTTTCTTGTTGGTCTTCAAATTAAAGTGGACATCACGTCCGTTATTGCGAAGTCCCAATAAATTCTTTTCTAGAAATAAAGCCACCTTGCCAAACATATCCAGCGAAGGGTCTTCTAAAGCATCTAGGAAATCTTCTGGGTAGCGTTTAGCGAGAATTAAAATATCGCGCTTAAGCTCCGAAGACGAAAGTTTAGAAGGGTCAATTTCTAGTAGTACACGAGCGACCATTTCCATTTCGGTAAGGTCCATCTTACGTGCAGCAACTAAAGCGTCAGCTTCCAGGACCATATAGTCTAGCTCTTCTTGAGCGTCCTTTTCCTTATCGACTTCAGAAAATGCCGAACCTGAATCAGGATGTAGGCTTAAAAAATGTTGTAGTACCTGGTTTTCTCTAGGTACAGAAAGGAACCCGTCTTCAAAGACGATTGGTTCTAAAATAAAGTTTCCGTCTTGCTCGTCCTCGAAAGGCGTTTTTTGATTGCGAGCATAGCGTAAAGCGCGATTGACTTGTCCGTCAAAATACATAAGCGGCTTACGAGCGGTATTGCGGGAAGACAGCGTAAAAGTTAACGGTGCCACATCGCGGTTGAGTTTGTAGACCTTGTCTACAATAGGATTTGAATTTTTCATTCGATTGAATTTAAAGTTTAAAAAGAAAAAGGGAGGAGGTTTTACTGCCCCCTCCCTTTCAGAGATTAGTCACGGAACAAGAAGAAGTTGTTGGCACCTAAAGTGCAAACAGCTCGTTCAGACAAGAAATTAACTTGCATCTTATCGATAGAGCTATTTGCTGCTCCACCAGCAGAACCAGTAATCCAAGTCTTGTAACGACGGTCTTCAGTTTCTGAAGCGCGGTACCGAACGTGAAGGAAAGGTCGCTTAGCATTCTTACCCATAATCTGGTCGTATACGGTTGTTGAACCAGCTGGCACCAACAAACCATCTACTTTACCCGAATGAAGACCACCACGCATAGTTGGGTCGTTCAAGTACTTCCAGTCAGACTTATAGAAGTCATAACCACGACGGAAACCACGGAAACCTAGGTTCAACGCCATCTCTTCGTCATTGTCAAAAAGACCGTAAGAAGTACCACCAGCTCCGTAAGAGTTCTGAGCAGCCAACATATCATCAATAGCAAATGAGAAGTCACGGTTAACGAAGATTACATTCTCTTCGATAGAACCCTGCTTATCCAGTCGCTGGATAATAGTGTCAAACTCAGCCAATGTACTTGGGATACCTTGGAATACATTTCCTCGAGTATTTACTACATAGAAGATTCCGTCAGAACCAGCATCTGTACTTCCAGCGCCGCCACCAGTAGCAGAATTAGCAGCAGGGCTAAGCGCAGCCAATGCTCCAGAACCAGCTACAGCAGGTACAGCTTCAATCATAGCAGTCTCCAAGTAGTCGTCAAAACGAAGACGTGTCTCGTGCTCAGACTTCAAATACCATAGGTATCCAGTAGCTCCGTTCTCGGTAGTTACTTCAACCCAACCGATTTGAGCCATATCAGAACCATTAACACTATAAGTGTCCTTCAAGATAATAGGCTTATTCTCAAAGAAGTTGTCTTGAGCTTCTAAAGAACCAACCATTGTATCTGTTCCCTTAGCAAACTCAGAACCGTATACAAATACAGTACAAGTAGTGTCTTGAGGAAAGTTTTGAGTAGCCTCGTAGTACTTTACAGAAAAAGTAAAGGTACCACCTGCTCCACTAGGAGTGCTCGAACCTGTAGTTACAACGGCTTTATTGCTCAATGTTGATGCGCCTGCGTTAGCAGAAATCATAACGGTTTGACCAACTCGCAAAGCAGCTGTTGAAACACCAGCAGGTAGAGTTACAGTAAACGTGTGAGCATCAGATGTTGAAGGTGCTGTGTCAGCATTACAGTTTGTATACTTAGTATGCAAACGTCCTTGCTCAGCCCATTTGATAAGGTCAGAGTTAGAAGGCATCTCCGCTCCTACCATACGTAAGAATCCAGAAACAGTACGGTTACCGTAACGCTCGAATTCTTTCTCGTAGGTATCAGGAAGATACTGGTTTAAGAAATTAAAATTAGTAATGTAGTTCGTTTCAAGAGCTACTTTACTTGGTGCTGGATTCAAATCGAATCCAGGGGTTGTTGCTACAGCCATTTTTTTTGTTTTAAAATATTACACTCGACGGGCGCTCTTAATTTTGAGGCCACGTCCCGAATCGGAACTTACGCTCCGAATTTGCACCCCATCCTTATTAGCTGTCTCAGGTACTCGCCGCGAATCCATATTAATATTTTTGGACTTACGACTTATATCTTCGACGCCATCAGACTTACCCTGCTCATAAAAGAACTCGGCAAATTTAGAAGGATTCATTGCCACGCTTAAAGCCTTGTGGTATCCCGCAGCGTCTTTAATCAACCCGTCGTCCCCTATAAACTTATTTACGAAGTTCATAATATCTAACTGAGCCGACTTTAAGTCGCTAGCGTTGCCTGGATTAAAAGTGACGTCCTTCTCTCCGACTGCAAATTCAAAACCTTTGAATTTATCAGAAAAAACTTCGTCAGTTTGTTTCCGAAACCACTCGTTACGACGAGTGTTCTCTTGTTGGACACTACTAGACTCTTTCACGTATTGTTGATAGGCTTCAAAGTTCTCCTTCTCTTCTCCAGACAACGGGTTACCACTTGACTCAAGGGGTACCTTATATTGCTCTTGAAGGTCAGAAAAATATTTCTTGGCCTTATTAACCACCTTTTTCTTAGCTACTTTTTGCTTACGTACAAAAGACTCCTCATCGAGGTCTTCATCATAAGCTAAGTCTTCTACCATACCCTTTACATCGTCGGCATCTAAGCCTTCTTCAGTAGCTAGGTAGTACTCCGCTAAGAGAGTATCTGTGTCGACAGCGTCATAGTCTTTGTTGAGTTCAACAAAATCTTTAAGGCCGCGACCAGTTTCTTTTTTGAAACGGAAATAAGCGTCTACATCTTCAGGAAGTTCTGGAGCGTTATTACGCTGCTCCAAAAGCTCGTCTAAGTTATTGACCTCTTTTCCGTATCGGTCTTTTAAGAAAGAAAGAACTTGCTCTTCATCTAAATCAGAAGAGATTTGTGTCGGTTCCGACACAATTTCCTCTACTACTTCAGGTAAATTCTCATCACTAAATTGAGCTTCGTGCTTTTCAAGAAGTTCTTGCTCTATTTCAGCAGTAGATTTTTCTTCCAAAGCTCCTAGGTCTCGTACTTTAATTTCCATTAGATTTAATTTGTGCGAAGATAACTATTTTAAAATCCTTCATCGTGGGTCAAATTCAGCAAGGTCGAAGCCATCTAGGCTGTCCTCATTGGATTCAAAATTGATGGGAGGTAAGTTATTCTTACGCTGATTGATTAGTTTAGACTGCTCTGTATTTTGCTGGCTGATACGCTTGCCTTTAGCATCTTCTCGCATATCCTCTCTTCCCGCAATTAGCTCTTCATCAAGTCCCTTAAGCTGCATATTAAAGTTAAACTCCTGCTGCATAAGTTGGTTTTTCAGCTGAGCCTCCATCTGCATACGCTCGATATCGAACGCTACTTCGGCCTGTTTTACCTGAACTTTTTGTTGTCCTTCTGCCTGGATTTTCATCATCTCAGCATCGGCAGCAATTTTTTGAGACTGGAACTGCTGCTGCATCTGTGTTTGTTGCTGCTGCAATTGCATAGCCTCCTCGCGCTCCTGCTTTTTCTTACGCTTCAACTTAAGAAGTTGGTTGGCAAGTTTAATATTTCTAATCTCCCGAATATCAATGGCATCCTCTAAGTTGATGTCATTTTTAGAAAGCGCCATCTGGATATTTTGCTCCAGCATAGCCTTCTGTTCTTCATCAGGAGCTACTTCAATAAATACCCCGAAATCATAGATATATAAATCTTTGATATCGTTAAGGATAGATACATTGTACTTGCCAATTTGATTTGAAAACTCTTCTTTAAAATCAGCGTACTCCAATATATCAGCTACTCGGCACGAAAGGGCTTCGGCCATAGATTTAAGGATATAAAGGCTTCCGTCTAAGATATGACGTGTAGCGACATTAGAGTTTAAAGCCGCCAACTTCTGTACACCAACTAAAGCGTAGGGGTCTGGTGTAGAGCCATCACGCGCTTCGTTAAGACCCGTTATATCACGTATCATACTGAGATAGTGATTGTAGTTGCCGATAAGAGCACTAATCTTCGACTGTCCCGAGTTACTGGTAAGCTGCTGGATAGGAACGCGGGCGTTATTAAACTCGCCGTCCTGGGTATAGCTTCTACCTACGACACTACCTGTTTGGAAATATAACCGCAAAGCATCCTCTGGGTTATATGCGTTACCCGTACCCAGGTCGACTTCGTTAAGTCCATCGGCATCGATAAAGACACCGTCAGGGACAATACGAGACATCACCTGCTGTAGCTTAAGGTGCGTAATTTGTATCTGGTCAGCTAAAGGAATCATACGACGAACTAACGACTCTATATTTCCTTTGTACATACGAGGCGCACACGCTACGTAATTAGGAACTGCATATTGAGATGCCGATTTAGGTCGGACCATATTTTCTGCCATCTCCCACTTAAGTAGGATACTGGTTCCCATAACCATAACGCCCTCATACCATACATCGATAGTCTTTTCGATTTTCTCAAAACGACCCTCTTCCATCATCTCATCTGGCGGGTTGAATGTATCGTCTTTCTCGATAACCTTACTTCCGCCCGTTTCGTTAATCTTCTTCTTATAGACAAACTTCTTAGTCGTCTTATAATTAAAATACATCAGCGTAGCGGTATCACGATAGAACATATCGTTTTGATAAAGCTCCGCTACGTTATAGTAATCATACCAACTTTGAGAATACTTAGAAATTTCCTCTAGGTCTTCCCTGGTAAGGGTAGGGTCGATTTTAATCAGCTCTGTAATAGCTACCGTTTTAATCTCACCCCAGTAAAAAGTATCTTTAAAGTATGGGTCTTCAGTATAGCTGTATACCACATTAGCAGGGTCTACATACTCTACCCGTACCCCGTCTCCCTTCAAAAACTCGTGCTTTGCAATGCCAATGCCTAAAGTAGTTAGGTCATAGTCTACCCGTTGGCGTGTCTCGCTATAATGATTTTGGTCCAACAACGTATTAATCGCCGTCTCTTCTGCAATTTCAATAGCAGGTTTATAGTTAAGCTGCATATAAAGAGATAGCTCTTCATCGCTATTGGGTAAATCGTCAGGAGCTACTGTAAAGGGGTCAACGCCAAAGTCTTGCTGAACCTGTAGTAATAAATCTTTAGAGACCATCTGGGCCTCTATCATATCCTGGTATTTACTGCGTTTAGCAGAAGACATAGCATCCTGAGCATACGCCTTTACATCAAACAACCTGTCGGACATACCGTTAACTACAATATCAACAAACTTAGGTATGATAGGAATAGGTGTCCAGTCTAAATTGAGATACGAAAGGTCACCATCTGTAGACAGCTCGTTTTTGTATTTTGCTACCGATTGCTCCCCACGAGAGTACAGGCGTAATCGATTGAATTCTCGCCATTGGCTATAGAATCTACAACTGTTACCATCTCTTTTAAACCACTCATACTGAATGGCTTGGCCTACTTGGATTCCAAACTCACTACTTGCTTTTTCGGAGTCAGAAACAAATTGAGTAGGGAACGAGGTAGATGCTATATTGACTTGAACATCTCTCATTATTTAACTAGTTCGCTGATGTTTCCACGGTTGTTGTATCTAGCAAAGGTAACAGATATTTTCGATTGCTTTTCTTCGGGTTGATATACGTGTTTTTGATTCGCCATAATTGCCAATCCCGAACTGATAGTAGCATCAAATTTTGTCCTGTTATTGATATCAAATTTAGCCCAGTCTTCTAAGGTTCGAGTAAACGGCATCACTCCGATATCCCCTGCCGAACGATAGGTTCCTTCTAAATCTATACCGATATGTTTTTCAATATACGATTCTATAGCAGAAGCGTGAGACTGCTTGACGTCCTCAGAACTATTGGGTATACCTCCAAGTTCTTTCTCTGTTTTAGAGAGTTTATTAAACTTCTTGTCGGGACGGTTCATAGAGAACTTTCGATAGCCTCTATGTTTAAAATGATAGAGAAGCCTTGGTTTATTATTCTCCGTTAGGATAGGCATACCATAGAAAATACAGGCCATTAGTACCTCTTCAAAAAATATCTCTGCCGTTTGAGGACGTGCTACATACTCTAGAAAAAACTCACTGCTCGGGGCGTCATCCATATTAAACTTAGTCATCCCGTGAAGAGAACCGTTAGAACCTCTTCCGCCGACTACGCCCGAAATGTCGTAAGGGTCACATCCAAATGACCCTATATGTTCATTGCCAGGAAATTTCATCCCGTTGCGCGTAATGACATTGTTCTGTAAATGAGCAGGAGGTATCCATCCTAACACAAATCTGCCGTTACGCTCTGGAGTCCAAATTACCTTGGTGTCTTTCTCTCCGTTGAGCCAATGAAACGACCCACGAGTAAGGTAATGCTCCTTAATCATTGTATCGTTATAGTCTATCTGCTGGTATATCTTGGTAAGATTAAATAGCGACTGTTTGCTTTCATCTCTAAAAGCGTGGGACTCCGTCCTAGGGAACTGCCTGTAGAATTCGTTAAGAGCGTCAGGGTCATTTTTTAATGACGCCACTTCATTCTCCCAATAGTCAATAGCACCAATTTTAATAACACTTCCGTCAATGCCTTTAGATGCAATTGCAGGAGTCCTAAAAATTGGCATCCCATAGATATCTATATAACCCTCAAAATTCCATTCCATAGGAATAAAGAGACTGTACATACCGCTTTTAGTTTGCCCGTTAGCATTGCGGTTGCTGACATCGGATTGCGAAAATAGCGTCTTATAGTTACCACCCCCTTTACTCAGCGCGTTAGAAGTAGAACCCATCATACACTTACCTATAATACGGCTACCTAGTCGCAGGCAAGTTTTAGTGACGCGCCAGTTATTGAGGATATTTTCTGGCTTCTCCCACTTCCCGCTCTCATCGTGTACCAGCAATAGGAGCTTTTCTCCGTCATAGCTGTTGTCTGATGTATTCTTCCAATCTATAGTTGTGTCAAGACCATCTAACTCGTTATCCTCATCCAAGTACATATTGCGCTTGGTAATTTTAGAGGCGGGGATACGGTAGGCTAGCTCGGTCTTTGGCTTGTCCATACCATCCTGGATAGGCTTAAAGAAAAACGGATAGTTTGCCGATATAGGAACGACCTTATCGGTAAACATCTTCTTAGCGTCAGAACCCGTTTTAGAGAGGATACCTACACGCGCGTCTTTAGCTAACGTACCGATATTAACGCATTCCGAAGAACCCATAAAAGAAAATCCTGAACGACGAATCTTTAGGTAGCACATACCAAAACTTCGGGCGTCGGCCTTACACGCTTCCCAAAAAATATAGAATATGCGATTGGCTTCTCTAAAGTCAGGCAGTCCTACGTCGATTTTAGTCCACTGAAGGTAGCTATAATGAGACCCCGTTACATACGTAGGCTTACCGTTATTCATAAACCACACGCCGTTCTCTCTACGGTTGAACTCCTCTTCTATAAAATCCACCCACTTGTCCTTAAACTCGGTAGGCATTTCATTCCACTGGAAAATAGTCTTGATACGGGAGAGTTCTTTAGGATATTGAAGCGGCTGCCAGTACTGCTCTTTTTTATTCTTACTCCGCTGTATTGGCTCTTTATTTTTAGCAGGAAGAGCAATACGAAGTCCCTGGATATCCACGATATCTCCTACAGTTCCATCTTTAGATATAACAACAAAATCATACTTTTCATTGTAGCCATACTCCCAGGTTTTACCCCTGTTTTTTGCTGACATAGCCGCAGGAGGGACAATATCAGTAAGGTAGGTAAGGAGATTATTTTGACCGTCGTTCTGCAAAGCCTTGCTTAGTATTGGTAGATGAGTCGCCGCGTTTTTCAGCTGCTTCTAAATTTTCTTTCTCTTGTTCAATTCGATTGAGTATCTCAAGAGCATCGAATATAGCTAGTTTTTTAGTAGCCGCTGCGTTCTTAAGCCTATCGGCTGCTAGCTCGTCTTCGATATCAGGCTTTATAATATCTTCTTTAGCCACTTTAATAAGCTGCTCTACAGCCCTATGGCCTGCTTTTATAATCTCTAGTTTAAGCTCTTTTATATTCATAAGACCATCGTTATGTTCTCAGTATACATACGATAAAGCTTTTCTCCGTCGACGGTAAACTCGTATTCACTTTGTGGGGTAAAAGAAATCTCATCGCCTTCTTTAACTCCTAGCTTTTCTAACTGCTCGTTGCCATAGCGAAGCGTTCCAAAGAGAGGTTCTTCCTTAACGAACTTTTTAATCCACGATTCTTTTTCTTCTACAGGCTTTACAAAACAGTACTTACTGTGGGCTTTCCACTGGTCGTCTTTTTTGTACAAAAAAAACTGGTCTTCTTCGATAAAAAATAGCTGGTCTTTAAAGTAGCTACGCCCACTTTTTTGAACGCCCTTCATATCGTAATAGTATTTAAATACATTATGATGGACGAGTAGGGTATCTCCTTTAGAAATAGGACCTGTATAAGAAATGGGGGTAGCCTCTACTATAGCGTAACGATTAGAAAACCGATGGTCTTCTTGAGAGGAGCTTACGATGAACTCTACATCGCCCATCTCTCTTATGTTATCGTACCTGGTATCGTTAAGTGGCTGAACTATAAATGCGTCTGGTGACCTCATTAAAAGTTAATGTTGTACTCTACGGATACAGGCATAGAATGAGAGAAGTGTTTCCACAGAACTATCTCATCGTTGCGCTCTATCCATATTTGGATTGAATTTGATTTAACCTCGCTTTTTATGAGGTGGATTTTATAACCGCCCCCTAAAACCTCTTGGCCCACCAAATAGTGCATAGCCGACTTATAGTCAGGACCTATAGAGATTTTACGGATAAGCATAGTTTAGATAGATATAACTACCAAAGACAGATGAGATATAACTATATCGTCTTGTGCTGTCCCCTTAAACTGAAAATAGACAGACTCCCCAGCCGCTATATTTTTAATGGAAATTATAGATGCTTCTGATGGACGTGAAGCGTTACTTAATGTAATATCCGACTCTGCGCTAAGAACAGTACTTCCTCCAACACTAAATGCTACCATTAACTCAGCATTGGTTGGGCCAGTAACTGTAACTGTCCCCTGTATACTACAGGTGAGACTTCCAGAAGTGTTATTAGTAATTTTATAGTTATCCGAAGAATCTACAATTAACCCATCTCCAGTTTCTAGTGTAAGAGGAGCCGTTACGTTATCCCAAGTAGAACTCCCTGTAAGGGTAATAGTTGTAGATGTAGAACCGTCGTTATAAGCATTAATAAAATTAGCAGGCGAAGCTGTTGCGGTAAGCGAACCCACTGTAATATTCTTCGTAGCGTTGGAGTCGTTTGCGTCGCTAACAACAATCCTATCGGAAGGGCTAGGTGTAACAGTTCCGTATGTGCTAATCTTAGGCATAATCGTGGGGTTTATCTTTCAAAGGTAATCAATCTCTATTTTTCCTTACGGCACTCCCAAAGAAGTAACCAAAGATACTTAAGACGATACCCTCAGTAATTCCGATGAGGTGAATCCAGACCTCTTTATTGGATTCTGGAATGGTTAAATACACAATGGCATATATAATAAAAGCGAAAGAACTCAAGCCAATTATACCCGTTAGGTTGAACATAAGGTCAAAATTGCGAGTCTTAGAAATCTCTACCTCGCGCTTACGTGCGGAGTCCCTGTCGGACACCTCTAACGCATAAAGCTCTTTAAGGTGATTGTGGCCCTGTTCTTTATCAGCGGGGGCTAGCTTAGGGTCGTCGTCTATAAGTCGGCTTATGATGCCTAAAACGCCCGCGTCGGGGACTACATCGCCTACAACACGTAAGATATCGGGAGCTTTGGATTTAAGCCACCCTGCCATCTTGGTGTCGCGGAACTTTTTCTTTTCGTTTACGCCCATCGGTACTCTGCTGTTGCGTCAAATGAAGGACAGGCTTTATTAGAAAAATCATTGTGAGAGTGAACCTCTGCATTGCAATGCAATCGCTTAAGAGTACATATAAGCATCGTAAGAGAATCAACCTGCTCATCAGTCCTAGTGTCCATAGGTTTTCCGTTTTTATCAAGACCTCCTATATAACAAATGCCAATCGAGCCCTCGTTATGTCCTTTACAATGAGCTCCAGTAAGTTTTAAATCCCTGCCGTATTCAATTACGCCGTCTAGGTTAATAACAAAGTGGTAGCCTATATCAGAGAATCCTCGGGCTTTATGCCATCGGCGGATATCGTCAGCAAAAAACTCTTGCCCTTCTTTCGTGGCCGAACAATGAACAATAATCTTATTGATATCCCTCATCGCCCTTGACCGCGATACGGCTTTTTACGCCCTTTGCTTTTGGTTAAACGACTAGCGTTTTTAGAATGTATACCAGGTCGTTTTGTACAGCTAGAGTCAGATTTGATATTTACTACAGACTTTGCCATTTTATTGATTACTTAATTTATAGATACGGTCGTCTAACTTTTGAAGGACCTGCTTTATTTCTTGGATATCTTCTTTAAGCACCGTTACGTCTTTACTAGTAGACATAATAGCGCTATCAATAAGTTCATCGTGAATTTTAAGCTCTACAGACGATACCTGCGGAACAGGAAGTTCTTTTGCCTCGGCTATCTCACTCTTCAGAGTAAAGTACATCCCAATGAATGTCGACAGCACTACCCCCAAACTGATAAAGTCTTTTATCCCTAATGATAGCTTGGTATCCTTGTCGATTTCGATTCCCATTTTTTCTAATCAGTATAAAATTTATATTTTGATTTATAGTTGAATTAGATTTCATTGGGGAGAAGAGATTACTCCTCGATAAAGTCAACGTCCTCAGTCACTCCTTCAGGTTCGATTGGGAACCATCCGTTGGCTTCCATATATGCCTGGTCGTGGACCGTACACTCGGTAGGAATAATCTGTTCAAAGAGAACCGTCGGCGACGTGGTGATAAGCGTAGTAAGCGCGTCCATCTCCGCTTGTGGCATCAGCGGGAATAGAAGCTGTAGCTCAGTCAAATCTACCGCTGCGTTGACATAGATAAGCCAATCTAAGATAATTGACAGTGCCGCCTCCCCTGTAGTGGGGTGGATGACAGAGCCGAATAGATTGAAGTTTGCCTCGTCAGGGTTCTGGATAGATTCTGGACGGGTGATACAGTACAACTGACGTGATATAGCTGCTGCTCGCTCCTCAGATGTAAGCCCTCCTTCGGGAGGTACGATTAGATAGTTACTCATAGTGTGTAAAGATAAACATATTAATAGATGTCGTAGAAGAAGTTGATGTTCGCTTCAATTCCTGCGCGGATAATTGATTGATTGGTTTCGTAAATTACAACCTCCTGGAGGTTACCGTTTAAAAACTCTGTCGAAGTCGCGCTTTTGTTGCCTATTCTAAAATCGTCGAATCCGTCTGTCTGTAGCGTTGCGGAAGTAATGGCGGGCGCTCCATTTACCGCCAACTCACTCGTAGTGTCGTTCGCTGCATACAACAAAGACTGAACTGTGGTATCAGTTGTAAACTTTATTGAGTCATTATTGCGGAAATGATATTGAGTGCTATTTAAACTTCTGAAAAATTCCGCACCTCCTGAAGAACCAAACACGCTCCCAGTTCCAGTGGCCTTTGCAACTGAAAAGGTGCCTCTAAGTAGGAAATCGACACCCGTTAAAAGTACGTCATTCGTACCATCAAACTCCACCGCAGGCTTCCCGTTCTCTAACACTACCCCCGTAGTCCCGTCGTAAATCTTAGGACGCACACCTGCTGTAGAGTTTTGAACAGCATCGTTCCCTGAGCCACTTTGGTCAAACCAGGTCGTCACCACCATNNTATTCCCAGCTGCCGCTGTAGTCAAGGCATCAGTGTCGAGCCCTCCGTCAGCATTGAAACCGATGTCAGTTGTACCGCCCACATTGTCAGCTCGCTGTACCCGTACGGCT